TTTCGCTGATACACTTTTCTATACTCCGTTAGGTTAGCCGTGTCATCTGAGACGATCACGGTGTGATTAGATAATAAATACCTTGACACTAGTTGCATATTAATTTCCTTACTAGTGTATTTATTTGGATATGTTGAGAAAAGAAATAGAAGAAAAGTTCCCGTTTTTATCCGTAGTAACCTACGGAGGCATGGAATACATAGGTATAGTTAACAATCAGGACAATCTTACCACTACAATGTACATTTATAGTGATGCTCTTACTCCTGAAGAAAAAGCAAAACTTATTGAACTAGGTGAAATATGGTGGTGGGAATCCAACAGAATGTTACCTATTAATATATTTCTGCGTAAGGAAATGACACGATTCAAGCATGTCCAAAGAACTATGAACAGCAAGGACGTGAAGGTTACACATGGTCCTACAGTAAACTTAAACAAGCTGACTGTAAAGAGGGTAAAAAGGAAATCAGTCCAGCTACTAAAAAAACCTAAGTGATGATGGATTCGGAAGAAAGAGTAAGAAAACTAAAAGCTAGACTAGCAGAACTTTATGTTAAATTAGGATATTCTCCCAATGGCGGACCTATCAAAGAACCTCCTAAGCCAGAAGTCAAACAAATTAAAAGTAGTGCGGATATATTGAGAGAAAAACTTTTAGGTATAGCTTCAGAGTGATCCTACTTGTTTGTATTTTAGCCAACTAAAATAATCAATTACAAGTATTTGTAAAAAGAATCCTGCTGGTGATAGAATTACACCAAATAATAAAATTGGCAGTAACACACACCAAAATAATAATCTTGTAACGTATGTCCAAGCAAACTCTTTTGGCACTATCCATGTAGTCCAAGGTCCTGGATCTTTTGGTTCGTGTTTTCTATAATCTTCAAACTCGTAGTTCATGTAGTCCCTCACAAATTAAGTTCATGTGGACAACAATGGCATGAGCATAAGCAATAGCATGTGCCTTCTTGAAGAAGTACCCTTCTTCTGGTTTGATCCAAACTTCTTTAAAGATAGTATCCCAGTCCGAATCCTGTAAGTGCCTCTTTGCTGGTCTTATGATTGCTAATACGGCCGCCAGTTGTTGGATGTTTTTTGGTTTTAGTTTTTTGATTAGTGCGTGATGTCCTGATACATGAAATACCAGATCGCAAAAGTCCTTTTCTTCTAACAGTTCCCATGTAGGTTCCTTGTTCATTAATTCTCTCAAATGTTCTTCATCTTTTATCTTTTCGTAGATGTTTACATTTAAAAAATCTAATTTGAAATATCCTCTGTCTTCAGCAGTCTCATAGTCTATTGTTGATAAACCATCTACAGGGTTATGAGGAATCTCTGTTACATACACACCTGTGTTATGTTTCTTACCGTTTTCAAGTTTAGCAACTCTATGCTTTAGTCTTCCAAGTATTTCATTTCTGTCAGCAAAGTCTATATCAATATCAGGCATCTTCTTTAGCTCTTATATGTTTGTAATCTAAATATCCTTCACACCACTCATAAAAAGCACGATCAGTGTCAGGCCAACACTCAGCAAATATAGGATCTTTTCTATGCTCCTTGTATTCTGCTCTTACTTGCTTTTCAGTTAGTTTACTCATTGTGCCTCAGCTTTTGCTTGTGCCTCTTTGAACTCTTTAGGAGACACATACTCGTCAAACGTAATACCATTAAGATGATCTAGCTCATGTAAAAAACATCTGGCATCATATCCAAATAGTTCTTCCGTAACAGTTTTACCATTTTCGTTTGTCCATCTTGCTTTTATCTTGTGTGGTCTTTTGACATACAGATTTATTCCAGGAAAACTTAAACAACCTTCCCACATTTCAACCTCTGGTTCCATTGCTTCAACTACCTCTGGGTTGATACACAGATTCACTCTTTGTGAACTCAAAGACTGTAGTCCTTCAGCATGGAAAACAAAAAGTCGCATATCAAGTCCTACTTGATTAGCACTGAGTCCAATGCCTTTATTATCTAGCATCACCTGATTCATTGTATCTTTTATCTCTTTGAGATTATCAGGTAAATTTTCTAGATCCATTGGTTCTATCTTTTTCTGTAACCAATCGTTTGGTGCTTTAACCAATTCTAGCTTCATAAAAATAACCTCCATAATGCTATGGCATTCATTGTTGTAAACCATGTACATAGTACGATGACGAATGCCGCTTTTCTTATTATTGCACTAATTATCCCTAATATACTTCCTACAAAATATAATGGAATAAAGATCTTAGTCGCAGGATTCAACACAGTATATGTAAGCACCGCACTGGCACTTATTAACAATGTTGCTTCTGCCATCTCACAAAAGAATGCTACCCGACTTTGTTCATAGCTTTCTCTTACAAAATTTTTTACCTTTGTTATCATTACTTATCCTTATAAAAATAGTCTACTACAAAAACTCTCTTGTTCTCTCTTACAGGATAACAACCATGGAGGACCGTACTCTTAAAGATAAGCATGTCTCCTCTATTAGGTTTGTAGCAAAGGTCATGTGTATTTCCCTGTCCATCATATAGGTAGGCAAATGTGCCTCCGTGATACGTTGTTGGATCAGGATCTCCGTCTGTCAAATATACAACAGCACTTATCTTTTTTACATCAGCATCTCCATGCCTATGAGCCTTCTGCCATCCTCCCTTTTTGTATTCAATAATCCATAAAGCACACAAATCAGTAAGTTCAATAGGCAAACCTACTTCATCTATAATACCTTGTAAATGAGGTTTGAACTTCCATTCATTTACATAAGCATCTGGATGTATATTAAACTGCTTGCCTCTATATGTGCTTGTTTGATCACTTACATCTTCCCTAGTTTCACTAGGAAATACTTTTTTGTCCCAATGAAAATCAAATTCTTCCTTGTCCTCATAATGACTTTCAATGATCCACTGATGTTCATTTCCTAGTAGATGTGTTTTCATAATTCGTATTTTTCCCAATCTATACTTTCAAAGCCTTCGTCTCTACGCATATTTACAGCGTGAGCCTTTACCTTCCCTTGCCAATTGATATCGTTTATCAACACTCTACCTGTATCAGCAAATCCCATAATTAACATATCAAAAGGAATACCTGCTTTTCTCAAAGCTCTTTCTGTAACTTCTCTTACGCTTTCACGTCTACCGGTTATAAGAACAATTCTACAACCTTTCACTTCCCATTCTTGGAACTTTTCTCGTACGCCAGGTAACAATTTAGCTTCTCTATAAACTAAGTCATAATGTCCACCTTTAACGTATTCAAAGATAGTTCCATCAATATCACATATTACTGTTTTCATAATTTACTTTCCTTAGCGACTTCTTTCACTACTTCTACGTCTGCCTGTTTCTTTTTAAATTTCATTGCCCAGTGTTTGGGATCAATTACTGTGTAAACAAATTCTAATTGTTCGTCATTAAACTGCGATAACATTTGTTTTCCTGAAGTACAGTTGAGCATCAGCCAAGGACTAACTTTTCCATCTTTGATATCTCTGGTTACTCTGTTCAATGTTGCGTGTCTAAAATAATCATTCCAGGGTGCTTCTTTTTCCGTACCCCAATCCATCATTGTTTCAATAGTTCTTTCTACTGCTGTTTCCATACTTTCTTTTAGCACCAATTCATTTACATATACTTCATACAGTTCATCTCGACACCAGTGATCTAATTTCTTGCCACTGGTTACTACCCAGTCAATATACTTTTCCATATACAAAGGTTTTACGTTGTTGAGCCAACTACCAAATTTTACAAACGCATTGTAATACGGACTGTCACAAAACTCTTTGTATGTTTTTTCATTCTTAGTACCAGCACTTAGTTTATAGAATCTTGTAAACGCATAGTATCCAAGTTGTACATGCTTTTCTTTTTTCTGTAAATGTCTACGTTTCTTTTCACACATGTGAACTGCTAAGGTTTTCTCTCTAGTAAAACTAGCACCACAGTATTCACACTTGTATGGTTTAGATGTCGACACTCTTTTTATCCATCCCGTATGCTTCTCCAAGGGCATACAATTCTTTTTTTGTAGATATTCTAGCAAGTAATTCTACCTCATCTTTTTTCATATTAGGAAACATTTTTTCTATAAATTTTACACTCTTACTATTTGATCCGCCTTTTCTTTTATGACCAATCCATTCGTGATACTGAATGTTTTTTGTGTTTCCTGATAAGCATAACAGTTGCCATAAAAGTTTTTTATGTTTTTGTAGTGTAAAAAAGTTTTTATTATAGTATTCATTAGTTTTGAATACTGCTAATTCTTGACTATCTCTGCTACCCTTTTGTGAACTTACATATCTATTCAAAAGATAAAAGCTAACTTGTTTTCTTTCATCGTCTGATAGTTCGTCCCAAACTTCTTTTGCTCCCATATCAATGGCCGCAAGTATATCTTTTAATGGCAATTTATTCATAGTACGCTACTGTATCACTTTTATGTTGTTTTATATTATAACCTAATTTTGTAAAAAAGTCAACCACTTTTTCGTTTTCTTTCCTTTTATTTTCGAACATTACAACAGGTTTGCTTTTTACTATTGTATTGTATCCTCCCAAACACACTTCAAGTTCGCCTCCTTCAACATCTATTTTGATTAGATCTATATTGGTAAATTCAAAACTATCAAGTGTTCGTTGTGGCACAGAAAATTGTTGTCCTGTGCTGTATCTGACTGTGCTTCCGTGTTCTGGATTGTGTTGTCCATTATTTGGAATTGTAAGCACTACCTCTTTGTTTACATCTCCTAGAGCGTAAGGAAACATTTTTACAGTAGCAGGTATTAATTGATTTGTAGTTGGATTTGGTTCGAAAGCATAAATTCTAGGAAAGGTTGATATGAGTGGCGCACTTGTATCACCGTTGTGTGCTCCTATGTCAATGTAGGTCCTAAACTGTTTTACAAAAGGTAAAGCCCATTCGTTTATTTTTCTAACACTCAAGCAAAGTCTCCTAGACTTAGTAGATGTTCTCTATTTTTATGCCAAAGGCTAATATCGTTCTCGGTGTTTATTTCAATACCATTAAAGTCTACTCTTGTACAACCAATAGTCCATCCTGCCTTTAACCATCGAAGCTGTTCTAATTTTTCAACTCTTTCTTCTACTGTTTCTTCCATGTCCGGATACAAAGCCAATGCGTCACTTCTATATCCATATACACCTAAATGCCAATCACCATAACCTGTCATACCTCTACCAAACCATAGTGCTTGATCTCCAGCACGTATTAATTTTACTGTGCTTGGATCATCCTGTTGCGACTTAGGCATATCTGTAAATAATGTTGTAATAGGATAGTATCTAAGGTAGTCTGCGATGGTATTAATCATACGAACTGTAATGTCAGGCATATCACC